AAATGAAGTGATTCCGTGTTTCGTGAGCTACTATAAATGATAGTTCATCACTATACTTCATATCCTTAACTAACTTACAGTCAGATTCTTTATGTTTTAATAAAATACATTTAATTCTTAACTCGGCCAATGTATCTTCATCCATTAGCTCCTTGGTAGTTGTCACTTTTTCAACCTTACCAAACAATCCCTCTAAAACTAATCTATGTGTCTGTGTACCATCTAGTGTACCTGTTAATCCAAAACGATATTTACAATTTATCAGTTTTGTCATAATAGATGTTAATGATTTAGACTTAAACAAGTGTGCTTCATCACCGATGACGCATCCAAATTTTTCAAAATAATTTTTATCTAGTTTATAGATAGATTGCCATGTTGATATAACTACAGGTTTATCTGTATCTTTTTCATGACCTTGATATATTCTATGTAAGTATTTATCATTCCAACCATAGTCAATAAAATCTGAATACATTTGTTCTACTAAAGATGTTGTTGGTACTAATATTAATATTTTATCATCTTTAAGTAAATGATTATAAAATCTTATTAATGAATAAATGATTAATGATTTACCACTTGCAGTTGGTGATACTAACATACCTCTATGATTACATAAAGCGTGATGTATTGCATTTAATTGATAATCTCTTATCTCTAATTCTTTTCCTTTTGATTTTGGTTTAAGTGATGATACAAAATCATTTACTTTATTAATATCTAAATTTTCTGTATCTTGTACATCATCATCAATCTCTATCTCAATTTCATTTCTTTCGCAGAATTCTTTGATATAAGATAATAGACCTACATATATTTTACCTGTCTTATCAGAAAATAATCTTATCTTACCATCCCACATTTTATTTCTATATGCAGGCATAAACTTATGACCAGGTACTTCAAAAGTAAAATACTGTACTAACTCGTAACAGATACCAGGGTTATCGCATTCAATTTGTAAATAAACTTCGTTAAGTTTAGATATGTGAATTTTGTAATGTGTTTGGTTGTCCATAGTCACCTCTTAATAATATATTCCATGATATACTAATTCTATTATCAGTAGTTGGTGGGACCCAATGTTGTAACCAAGAGGGGAACATTAATCCAATACCTGTATCATTTCTAAAACTTAACATCCCTGAATTTTCGAAATTAGTATGTTTTATATTTGGATGTAATACACTTGCCTGTGGTCTTGGGTCAAAAAATTGTATTGGTGATTCACATTTTGAATGTAAATAATATACACCTGATAATATATTATTCGAATGTGTATGTGGTGGATGTATTTCTCCCTTTGATAATTGATTAGCCCACATACTAGTAATTTCTAAACTATCATATTCATATTTAAATGTTTCTCTTAATATTTTATTTGCTATATCAAAAATATTTCTTGTAAAATTAGGTATTCTTTCTGCTAGTTTATCATTAGTTTGTATAATTATTTCATTAGGTTTCTTTTCCACAATACTAAGTTCTTTAATAACAATATCACGCTCATTATCATCCATATCAAATTTAAATTCTGATACGATAGTTGGGAATGTTTTATGAATTACTACATCAACCATGATACTATTGTCCACCTTGTTCCTTTTGTAATTTTCTCAACCTCATGTGGAAACATGAAGTTTGAAGGGAATATTAATACATCCCCTTTTCTAATTCTTAAATATAATTCTGATACGATAAATTGACCACCTTCGAAATTATCATTTAAAAATATTAAACAAGTTGCTTGTGGGAATCCATATTGTTGACCATGACTATGATGTATATTATCAGTATGTCTTGACATGAATCCACCTGTTTCATATTTGTTTAATCTAAAATCAGTTGTTTTTTGTACAATAAAATCTCTATCATTCCTTTTTTTCACATCTACTGAATATAAATCAGCAGCTTTAGATACAATATTTTTTAGTTCATCATAATATTTTTCATTCTTACGAATCCATATCTCATCCATTTTAACTCTTTCATCATCTGGTGATAGTCCTACATGAGTTGAATAAGTTGATTTAGAATATTGAAAGTCTGTATTTATTATAGAATCACAAAGAGAATCATCCACCAAATTTTTATAGTGACCGACAAAACTCATATAATTTTTCATAACTTTAGTCTTTAACAATTTTAACTTTATTCATATCTAGCTTACCATCTAGATTATCCCACCAATTTCTTTTGCTTTTATCTTTAAATGCTGTTTTAAATACTATTACAGTTCTTAATTTATAACATTCTCTACTTACTGGTTGACCTTGATGTGGTAAACTAGCTGTAAAAGCAATTAATCTATTTCCAATATATTGAAGATATGTTGGATGACTATTTTTTTCTTGTACCATAGTTCCACCACCATAATCTACATCCCAATCCATTCTAGGATAATATATCATAGTAATATCACCATCATCTAAATGTGTATGTGGTTCTATTCCATGAGTATGAGCATTAAAATAAACTCGAAGTAATTCCATAGTACCTTCAAATTTTCTATCTATTGTATCCCAGATAGGTTCTACAAAATCATATCCATTCTCTCTACATTCTTTCATATCATGTCCAGCAAAAACATGCCAATGTTTATTCTTTCCACTTTCAACCGAAGCATAATCATACTGCCATTTTACCTCTCTCATATGTAAATCAATTAATTGTGCAACATGGCCTTCTAAAAAATCATCATAATTCTCTATCATTACATTAATCCTGCTTCAAAAGATTTCCATTGTATCGCGTTCTTAATATCCCAACCTCTTGATTGTATAGATTTAAGAACACCATCTAGATACTTGACAACAGTTTCTAGATATACAATTTTATTTTCTATTGTGATGATTTCTTCATCTGATTCGATATAAACTGATAGGTCTGATTTAAGTACCTTTAAATCAAATGGTTTAGTTTCATAAATCTTTGCGTCTGCTTTTCCACCATAATATTCCCATTTCTGTCTGTACAATATTTTATAATCACTTTTTGCTTTGTACATTAATAATTCAAAATTAGATTTAGTATCTAAATATTTGGAATATAATTCTTGGTTTCTTAATGATTCGGTATCAAGTCTTTCATCATTTACTTTCAAGTCATTTGCAACTTGAATCTTTAATTCATCTAAAGTCATAATCACTCCTTTACATTATATGATTTAATTATTTATAGTGCTACTATTTCGTATATATTATATTTAAAAGTTACTTCTGTTGTTAAGTAATCTATATCAGTTAAATTTTGATTATAAGATAATGCCCCAACACTAGTAGGGAAACAATCGCTAAATCTTATTTCTGTGACTGGGTTATTTTTATTTGTAAGTATAGTTAATGTTGCGTCACTAAACATACCACTGTCTGGTGCAGCTGCTTTAACATCACCAATGTCAGCACCTTGTTTAGATGCACGACCTGAAGGTGTATTTGATGTTGAACTTCTAAATTCTCTAAATTGACTTCTATCTTTTGGAAAACCTAATCCCGTTAACCAATTATGTAATTCAATATAGTTTTCTAAATTTTCATCTACAATAAATGTTATTGATAAATCCTCATAAGTTAATTTATCACCTGGTAGTGGTATATCTTTTAATGGATTAGCTAAAGATGTTTCACTTAAAGTTACACCAGGTACATTAGCAGCAACTGTAAAATATTCTACTTTAGGTAATTGATGAATAGAAAAACGAAACTGTGTAGGACTTGAATAGTCTAGTTTAGTTGGTTGTCTACTTATTGGTGATTGTTTAGTTGCCATATGTATTATTTATAAGAGAAAAAGAAAGGGGCAGTACATCTACTAAACCCCTTTCATATACTATTTATACTAGTATTACTTTTTAGCTGACCTTAAACCAAGGTCTACATTACCAGCATCTGAAAGAACGTCACCTAAGAAAGGTGTACCTTCATACCCCACTTCCTTATTAATTCTTCTAGCAATTGCTTGTTCCTCGTCTGTTGCAAAGTGTTGGTCCCATGCAGCTAATCTTTTTCTCATATACCAATGCCATATAGGTGGTACTAATGCGATAAAGAATACTACAAAGTATCCCCAACCAGTATTTGGACATCCAACATTTTCAAGTTCCCAGAAGTGAGTTTCACCTCTGTCGTGATGGTCTGCTTGTCTTCCGATTTCAATAAAGAACCAAGAAGTAAAACAAGTAGAGTTATCCCAATTATGTCTGTAATCTATTGGTTGGTCTTTAACACGAATTAAACCATAGTGTTCTAGATAGTTAAGAGCTTCTAGTTCAAAATTTGAGATACCCCAAATTGTTGCTAGACAAGCCATACCTATCCAACCACCAGCCATAAAGAATAGTGTTACTGTTGGCACAGCCATCAGATATCCTCTTATCCAACGATTTTGCCAAGAGATAAAATTAACTCCCATTCTTGCTAGTCTTTCTTTTTCCATGTTAAATAGAAATTTTGATTGCCCAAAATAAGATAGTGGATAGTGACCATAGATTGTGCGTCCTCTCGGAGCAGTAGCAGGGTCATCTTCACTTCCTAATTCTAGGTGATGATTGTAAACATGTGCATAGCAGAAATGTGCTGAACCAGATAACGCCATCATTGTTCTAGATATAATGAAACCGAATCCTTTAGTATGAGATAACTCATGACCATAGATAATTCCGATTCCAATAAAAATACCAG